AAATGGAGTACGTGCCAAAATTCTTGTTGCAAGTACCGCAGACGATTTCGGCTTTTTTCACTTCGACCTTTGCAGCGTACGTTTTGCCCTTTACATAGGCTGCAAACAGACGCACGCGGAAATTGTTGCTTCCAATCCGTGAAATAATGCGACCTTCCGCAATGTGCTCTTCATCGATTTCCCAGCTCAGGCAGGAAGCTTTGTTGATCTCTGTTTCCTCATAGAAAATATTCGTCTTTCCATCCACGGGATCTACAATTCCCCAATGGTAAATGTAATCTCCATCATTAGAATCGTAGCTGTAACCCACCTGCACGACTTTGATGCCGTCGATATAGGGCACGATCATGGGAATGTCCATTTGCACATTGCCAGGAGTAAAAGCTTTGTATGCATCTACCATTCCGTTGTGGTTATCGCAGATCCATTCCAAAAATTGCGAAAAGCTCACATTTTTTGCAGCGTATGGCGCAATGCCGCTGTCATTCAGATATGCAAGCTCCCCTTCACAGTAGATTTTCTGACGCATCAAAAAATCCTGCTCATGGCTCATAGGACGGCCCTGCCAGATGGAAACGCCGTCCTGTTCCACCTCTACCGTAGTGCGCAGCTTTTGCAGCGCAGAGTGTGCCACATTGCCCAGCGGCATGGTAAACTCAAAAGAGCCAGCTTTACCCACTTCGCGGGTCAGCGTGGGGCTGATGAGCTTTTTCGTGTCGGTAATATCGCTGATATCGTGGATACAGATCTTAGTTTTCCATGTGTCTACATCCGTCTGCAAACCAGCATAAACTTTGTAGCTCATAGGCTTGCCCCCAAATACTTGATGCTGATGCTGCAGTCTGCCGATGCAGCAAAAACGAGGGTGCCCACCACGCCATCCGGCATAGTAAGCCCCTCGATATACTGCCAGTCGGTGGACTTGGCCAGAATGCCCACCTCAAAGCCATTGAGAGACACCGCGATGTTTGCGGCGGTCTCGCTGCGCTGGAAGTAGATGCCGGCCGCACGCGGTGCACCGGTGATGGACACCTCTTTGTCCTCGCCCGCCTTGAGCGGGATATTCGTGTAGTTGCGCACGATGTCCGTTTCAAAGTTGAAGTCATCCCACAGCCAGTCGTTGGTGCCGTCGTAGACGCTGCGCTTGAAGGGGTTGCAGGTGCCGGTGATGGTAAAGGTGCTGGAAAGCCGGTCGCGGGAGGGTGTGACTTTCCAAAGCCCTTCCCAGTACCACGCCGGGTCTTCATCAAAACGGCACTGCAACCACTTGCCATGAATGGCATTGGCAATGGTGCTTTCGATGTAGGGCCACTTGCTTTTTGGCGCGTTGCAGAGCAGCTCCATGGTGATGGTGCGCTTTTTATAGTGCACCTTGCCGTCGTCCCATGTGGTCAGGTTCAGCAGCGAATCAGCGCCGGTGACCTGCACAAGGTATTCTTCCGGTTCTGCCGCGCCGATTTTAGGGCTGCCTACCTTGAGGTACAGCCCCCAATCTGTCAGGGTGTGAAAATTGCCGATTTTTGCCCCCAGAAGCTTTGCCATTACACACCCCTCGCTTTCCGTTCCACTGTCACGCCGATGCGTGCATCTACGTTGGTCGCCATGCGGGTCGACAGCACGCCCACCAGTTCACCGGAGTCCATGACCACCTGACCCTTGCCGATGTCGGGCAGATGCTCGTCCAGCATCCCCTCGATGCGTTCCAGAATGCTGGTCTGCCGGTCAACAATGGACTGCTGGCCGGTAACGCGGTACTGCAGGGCTGCACGGGTGGAGAAGGTACCAAGACTGTCATACACGCCGGTCTTGTCAAAGGGACTCTGGTAGTGGCTGACAGGCTTCTGATTATTCTTCTTGTCCATCCACATGGCAAGGCCAATGCCGCCAGCGACAGCGCCCACGCCCAGGATCAGGGCAAGAATAGGATTTGCTGCAACGAAAGATACGATAGTGCCCAGCGCAGACGTGATGCCACCAGCCATGCCGGAAAAGCTCTGCACGATGCTGCCCAGAGCGCCTCCCACGCCGCCGGACTTTGCAAGACCGTCGATGATCTCACCAAAAGCCTTGACCGAATTGGTCACACCGTCGATATCGGATTTTACCCCGCCGTCAGAAAAAAGCTTCTGGAAGATATCAAATGCCTTTCCGATGCCACCGCTGAAGTAGCCCTCATTGACCGCGGTCAGTGCGTCCGTAAGCCACTTAGAGATCACGTCACGCTGCCCCTGCGACACTTCGCCCCAGATCAGATTGACAAAATCCAGCCCAAGACTTGCCCAGTCGCCGTTTTTGGCGTCTTTGAAGGTGTTCTTTACCAGCCCGAAAATGCCCTTATCCAGCTGACCGGAAGCCTCGCTCAGCTGCTGGTCAATGCGGCTCTGGGTGCCCTTCACGCTCTTGTCAATGAGGTTGGAGGTCTCCGTAACCTTGTCTTGAACGCCGTCGATGTAGGTGATGATCTTCTCGTAGGTCTCCGCGCCGTTCTCGCCGACGCGCTGGCCGGTCTCTGTGACGGTCTTCTTGATATGTTCGCTGCCGTCCGCGTACTTTTCCACCGCCTGCTGCACCTTTGTGGTGATGCCGTCAAAGGTGGTTTCCGAGACGTTGGTAAAGGTGCCCAGCAGCGTTTTTGACATGTCGTCGTAGGTCTTTGTGACCTTTGTGACCGTGCCGTTGACTTTGGTCTCGACCTGCTTAAAGGTTGTTGCAACACCGTTCACCATCTCCTTGCCGGTCGTTGTGGTGGTCTCGGTGATGCGGTCTTTGATCTTGCCGGAGCTGTCCTTGACCTTCTCGGTAAGGGTCTGGATGCTGGTGGTCACAGTGCCCAGCGCATTCTGCGCGGTGGTGGTAGCTGTGCTGGAGATGGACGAAATGACCGTTTCGGTGGTGGACTTGGAGCCGGAGGATCTGGATTTTTTGCCAGCGGAAGAGCCAGACGGGCTGGTTGTAATGGAGCTGCCTCTGTTGCCACTGGCTGCTGCCGCTTCCGCCTGACGCTCCGACCAGCTCTTGTTGCTGATGCCAATGCCATTTAATGCATTTTCCCGCATCCTGTTACGGTTACTCTTCCGGTTATTTGCATCCGCGTACTCTTCGTAGGTATCGAAGTCTGCTGTGGCGGCTTTTCCGAGAAAACGGTTGAGTTTATAGCTCAGCTGATCCAGCCATGTGGTGGCTTTGCTTGCGAAGTCCTTGAGAGCGTTTTTTGCCGTGTTGATAGGCTCCGTCAGGCCGGTGATCGCGCCTGCGAGACCAATCCAGCCGTCCGTTTTGTAAGCTTCCTGTGCTGCGACGAGCATGTCGTTCAGATTGCCGATTACAACGCCGATGCCGCCGGATAAATCGCCGGTCAGCAATCCCGTCAGCTGGCTCACGTTGTCCTTCAGGGTAGACACGCGGCCATTCATGGTCTGGCTCTGGGTGTCCATGCTGTTGTAGTAACGCCCGCCCTCTTCGGAAGCAGCCTGCAAAGCCTGCGTCAGAAGATCATAACTGATGGTCATCTTCTGCACTTCAGCGGTGGACTTGCCTGTGTAGTCGGCCAGAATGCCGTATACGTCGATGCCGGCATAAGCAAACTGCTTGATATCAGCCGTTGTAGCCTTGCCGGTGTTGGCGATCTGCTGCAGGTTCTGGGACATGCGGTTCAGCTCGTCGTTGCCGCCGCCGGTCGCAGAGACCGCGTCGCCCAGTGCCATGATGGTACTGCGGGCATAGGAAGCGTTCTCGCCTGCAGAGATCAAGTATTGGTTCGCCTTTGTCAGGGACTCGACATCAAACGGGGTTTTTGCCGCGTCTTCCTGGATCTGGCTCATGACCTGCTGGGCGGCTTCCGCGCTGCCCAACATATTGGTAAAGCCGGTGGTGTATTTCTCGATCTGGGCGTTATACTCGATGCCGGAAGAGATGAACCCCTCTGCGGCACTGAGTGCAGCAGAGCCGAGCTTCGAGAAAATGCCCGCCATGACCGTGCCTTGTGCAATAGCACCGGCCAGAGACTTGCCGGACGCTTTATCCGTGGAGCTGGCAAAGCCATCCATGCCGTTGTTTGCGGCTTTCAGCGCGGTCGTGGTTGCCCTGAGCTGCGCTTCTGCCTGTGCTAACATGGTCTTGAGATTTTTGGTCTCAGAGGACGCTTTGCCGGTCTTGCCCACCGATTCGTTGTAGCGTCTGGTCAGCTCCACTACGGCCTTTGCGGCCTTGCTGTACTCTCCTGACAGCGAAGAAACGGTCTTTTTCGTCTCGGATTGCACATTCTGGATGCCCTGCCGGTAGGCGCTGTCGTCCAGCCCGAGGGTGGCGCTCAATTCAAAAAGTTTCAGGTTCCATCACCCCCGTTCAGGCCATTTTTAATGTGTGCTATCACTTCATCAGCGGACGGCTGCGGCGGCTGTGGGCGGTTTTCCACAAGCCCGGCCACCATGTCGTACCACCGCTCTTCCGCGCCTATAAGGTGCGCCAGAGCGTCCGTCATGTACGCCTGATAGCTGAGTGTGATGCGCTCTTGCCGCAAAGCGTTCAGGCAGTGCTGCAAAATATACGGCCTGCCAAACAGCCGCAGCGCGTCCGGGCTGATGGAAGAAATCAGGCGTCTGTACCCGCCAGCACCAACGGCAGACACCAGAGCAAAAAATCCATCACATCATCGTTGTTCAGCAGCTCTTTTACCGCGCGCATCTTCTTGAACGGGCCGATGTTTTCAACCACCCCGTTTTCATCCACGTCCGGCTCATAGAGCAACGGAAGCAGCTTTGCGGTGGCAGCGGCATTGTCGAACAGCAAGCTTTTTGCCATAGCCTGAATGTTCTTTTTTGCCTGCTCCTTCTTCTTCTGTTCCAGCTCCTCCGGCGTTTCCTCGCCGGTCAGAACCGGCAGAACCTTGCGCAGCTCCATGATCTTGGATTTTTCCAAGACCTCCTCTGCCACATCGGCGATCTGCCAGCAGTGGCGCAGAAACTCTTCATCGGACAGCTCTGTCAAAAATTTCATGCGGTGTCCTCCTTATGCTGCGGCCTTGGGGCTGTAGTACCACTCCATAGGCACGGCGTCGTCACCCATCCGGGGGCAGCCGGTCAAGGTGACGGACAGATTGCCCTTGCCCTTGTCGGTGGTCTTGAGGGACAGGCCGCCGGTGGAGAGTGCGTTCATCAGCTTGACGGCCACAAAGCCGCCGTCGATGGTATCGCCCACCCACCAGATGTCCTTGAAGTCTCCGGTGCTGGCGGTGGGATTCAGCGTCATACGGGGCGTGACTTTCTTGTCACTCACATCCGCAGCGCCCAGCGCCAGCTTGATAACGTCCGTTGTGACGTTCAGGGCGGTAAAGGCCAGCGTGCAGTCGTAGTCCTCGATCTGCATCAGCTCTGCGGTGTTTTTCTGGCAGTTGTCCACATCATCGCCAAGGTCGGTGATGTTGGGCTTGCACTCTGCCGTCACGCCGCCGGAGGTGGCGCAGATGATGTCTGCGTCCTGGATCTCGGTCGTGCCGGACGGGTCAAATTTGTTCAGCACGACACCGGCATTGATCTGCATGGACTCGAATGCTTTTGCGCTGATCTTGGTAAACTTTCTTGCCATATTGCTCCTTACTCGCAAAATTGCGTGATTTCAAAATTGAGGTATTCGCACAGATACCCTTCAGGCGGGTTGTCGAGGGGCTGTGCCCATGGGGTGCCTTTTTGCAAAAGAATAGCGCCGCCCTCACAGGAAAGCGTTATGCTGTCCTCGAGGGCTGCGCTGATCGTATCTTCTTTTTGCAGGATGGGGGCTCTGCCGCCCTTGCTGGGGTACCACAGCCGGGCGTGGAAGGATGCCGTTTCGTTCCACCCGCCGGGGATGGTGGGCTTGTAGGTCAGATAGGGCAGTGAAGCGGCAGGAGGGATGTTATCTTCCAGGTAGCCCGGGATGCCAAAGCCGTTGAAAAACGTGTTCAGCGCTCGGTTGATGCTCTCAGACGGTCCCATTACGGCAGCACCGCCTTTTTGCACTTGACGGCCCGCAGCCCCATGCCGGATTCCGGCGGGGCTTTGCCCTCATCTGCCGTGCTGGTGATCTGGAAGGTCTGGCCGTCGATCACCCGCTTGATGTAGTCCGGGAATGCCAGCGGCACGCCGGTCTTGACCAGCAGGGTATAGGTAGATGCCGTGTCGGCCTGCTCTGCTACCTGAGCTTCCACAGTGGTGTCGTGGCGCTCCACGGCTTCAAACTCGGGGCCGTCCTTCCAGCCGGAAACAAAGCCGCCCACGCCGTCCGGCTCATAGCTGCGGGTCTGAAAGCGGTATTTTTGGGTAAAGCTCTGCATCACGGTGGATGCAGCGAACGGATTGACCATGTCACATCTTCCTCCAATGATTGATTTCGGATTTATAGCGGGTCTTGCCGTCTGCGGGCAGGCCGTCCGCGCCTGTAGCCATCGTGCCGGACCACCCGGCAAAGGACTGAGACACATACACGCCGCCGGCCGGGAGCGCCTTGTCGTATGCGTCGATTTTTTCAGCCAGCGCCACAAAATCAGGCGGCACGCGCATGGGCTGCACCGTCCCGGTGAAGGTCTCGGCGGTCAGATCACCGTCCCCGGCCTTGTGCACGCCGTTGTTGAAGATGGATCCGCACACGAGGAAATACTGCCCCGGCACTACCCCGGCGGGCACGGTGTCCGGCTCAAAGGCGAACTCCCCGGCAACGGGGTCGTCCGCCCGGTCAAAAAAATTGTGCGTGTAGACGCACAGCTCCGGTACAGTCATGGGGCGTCCTCCTTACAAAGGGGCGATCACTCGCCCGGGGTAATGGTCTCGACAGCGATACCGTCCAGATACTCAGCAAACAGGGTCACGCCCATAATGGCGTAGCTCTCGGAGGTTGCGGTGCTGTAGTTTGCCTGAGTGTGGAAGCCGATGAGGTTGCTTGCCTCGCCTGCGGTCCGGTAGACCAGACCTGCGCGGGCAAACTCGCTATCCGCAGGATCCACATAGTACATGACGATGTTGTCTACCGGGGTGGCAATAACCTTTCCCTTCGCGATCTCACTGTCGGACAGCAGGAAGATGGTGTTGTAGCCCATGAAGTCCTTGATGTACTGGAAGCCGAACTGGTTCTGCACGGTGATATTGGCATTGCCCAGATAGTCGTACACGTCCATCACGTTGACAAAGCCAACAACGCCGGTCACGGTGCGATGCATGGTCTTGAACTTGTTCTCGACCGCGCCCTTGGCATGTGCCAGCGCCATCTGGAAGGTCTTGGGAGTGCCCTTCAGGGTGCCGGTGTTCAGGAACTTGTAGAACTTATCCGTTACCAGAGCGGTCAGGTCGTACAGGAACTCATCATCGGTCTTCTGCACGGCGACATCGTAGCCGTAATTCTGGATCGCCTCAAGGGTGACAGACTTGCCGTACTTGTCGATGGTGATCTTGCCGTACTCCTTCTCCTTGACGGTGTACTTGCTGAACGGGATCTCTTCGCCCTCGCCCACGGTGCCGCTCTGCAGGGTGCCCTGTGCATACTTGCTTTTGAGCACGGTGCCAGGCTGCATCCGGATAGGGCGCATGATGCCCAGAATGGTGCGCAGATGGTCCCAGTTGCGCTGGAAACGGGTCACAAAGTCGATTTCGCGCGCGGCTACGGTGATATCGGTGGTCATGGTGATATTTTCTTTTGCTGCCATGTATTAGTCCTTTCCGCCGCCTGTAAACAGGTCGGCATTTGCAGCAATCGCGGCCTGACGTTCGCCAGCGTCCTTGATTGCAAAAATTTGGTCTTTGGTCATTTTGGAGCCGGTGTTGGTGGGCGGGGTGTCCACCTTTGCGCCGGTGGTCGTGGTTGTAGCCACAAAGTCGCCCCATACGTCTTTCTGGCTGTCCATGAACTTCTTTGCGTCCTTGACCTTGCCGTTCTCGTCCAGCTCCAAAGCGTCGATGTCCGCGCCGGTCATTTTTACAACGCGGTCAAAGTGCTTTTCCAGCACACCATTGTCCTTCAGCAGCTGCTTGTATGCCGCTGCTTTCGTGGCCCGGGTGTCCTTCTGGGTCTGCTGGGTCTTGTAGTCGGTCAGCGCCTTTTCAGCGGCTTCCTTGCCGCTGTTGGCGGCATCGCGTTCCTTTTCGGCTTTGGCGAGGGCTGCGTTCTTCTCATCGAGCTGGTTCTGCAAGGTGTCCGTTTCCTCATGCAGCACGTCCAGAATTTTCTTGAGCTTGCCGCTGGTGTCCGTCGTTTCATCTTCCAGAATCGCCCGGAGAGTCTTGCGTTCGAGTGCCATGTGATAGTCCTTTCTGCCCTTGCTCGGGCTGCCATGCTTGGCAATAAGGTTTAACTTGCCGGTAATTTGCCGGCAAGTTGCCGGACGTGCTGCCGGTGTGGTGCCGCTTGTGGGGCTTGAACCCACGGCCCCCGGATTAAAAGTCCGGTGCTCTGCCAACCTGAGCTGAAGCGGCATAAAAAAGCGGCTGACGCTGTGCGCCAACCGCTAAGTATTTAGTTTTAGAGCGAAAATTCGCAGTCTGTGTCTGTCGGATAGTCCTGCGCTTCGGCCGGAACATAGACAAAAACAGAAATTTTGGCTTTTCCCTCGCCGTATGTGTTATCACACATCTCCTGAAGCGCTTTGCGTGCCTGAACACCAGCCGCAAACAACTCTTCGACTTTTGCAGCCTTGGGCTTGTTCTTTTCCTTCACCTCAAGCATCTGCATTTTGAGTTTTTCAATTTTTTCGGCAGACTTATGATAAAGACTTTCTGCGTTTGCCTGCATTTTCACAGCAGCTTCAAGCTGCGCGCTCAAGCTTTCAAGCTCTGTCATCCTTATACCTCCTTGTTTCCTTCTTCCACTGCGATTTCTCGCAGCTCGTCAATGTGTTCTTCCACCGCCGGGCGGAGGAACGGACGGGGGGCCATGCCCCGTGTAAAGTGCCATTTGCCGTTGAAGTCCTTCCAGACCCACGGCGTTTTGCGTCCGTTGCCCTTCTCGGCAAAGATGCCCGTTCCCAGCTCCACATAGACGCTGTAAAACAGGTTGCTGCCGATGGTCACGGTCTTTTTTGCGAGGTCGAGTGCAAAAGTCAGGCTCTGCTTGAGCGCACCGCCCACATAGCCCTCAATGCCCGTACTGTCTGCCGTGCCTGTGGGCACAAGCAGCTGGGCATAGTCTTGCATCTTCATGCCCCAGATGGTCAGCACCCGCTCTGCCCACGAGTCCAGTGCCTCATGCAGCTGCGGGGTGTTGTCGGTGAATTTGATGTTGTATTCAAATTTCATCGTTTAAACCAGCTATCTACTTTCTTTTGCAGTCGCTTTTGTGCGCGCTTGTATGTAGAACTTGTAATTTCTCTTTGTTCTCGATTTGGGTCGTAATGCTCCCGAAAATACTTTTTTGCTCTTTCTCGTTCTGCATTTTCAGGGTTCCGCTTCGGATTATCTATCCCAAGTTCTTTAAGAATAATATTCCTTGCAAAAGTTGTTTGTTTTGATGTGAACTCCGGTTTTGGGTAAGTGTCAATGTTGTGGAACGTGACCGCACGACTGATTTCACTTTCTATCGCATCTGTAGCGACCCAAGACTTTTTTAGACCTTCAAACGTGTAATTCTTTGCACCAGCGAAGTTTGGGTTGTTTAGAACCCGTTCTGCTTGCTCCGCATAGTTTTTGTATGTTTCTGTTTCTCTTACAAGCTTTACTGCCTGCGCGATCTGCTTACTTTCGATAGATGAAAATCCAGCTCCTTTCGCTTCGTTATAGTCTGTTTTTGAATAGTTGCCGCCCGCTCTCGCGGAGCTGCCCGAACCTCGTTTACTCACGGTAGTTCCTCCTCTCGTATTGAAATGGCTTAATTTTTGTGACATTCCAGTCGAACTCCGCCGGGCACTTGCCGTACCACAAAATACCGCTTGGTTGCAGCACTTCCAGCGCCTTGCGGCAGTGTTTGGCAAAGCACTCTGCTTCGTATGGGTCAGACTGTGTGCCGTGGCTTGAAATGCTCACGATGGCGTTTCTAGGTTCTCCGTCAAAGCACCAGTCATAACTTTGCTCGCCGCACCAGCAGAGCGTTGGAATGACGTGGATGCCGTGCGCCTGCCAGTATGCCGCCAGCCAGTGTTTTTTGTAGTGCATAAAAAGCTGCACCGCAAGCGGCATATCGCTGTAAAGCGAAAAATCAGGCGAACATACCGCGCCGAACTGCTGCAAAAGGGGAATGTATTTGTCAGGGTTGTTCCAGAACCGTTCAAACTGGTAATCATCCTTGTAAAAATGCACGCCTTTTGTGGCCTTGTCTTTGGCTGTCAGCGCATAATTGACCGGGATCCATTCCAGCTTGTCAATGCGGATGTCAGTTTCCGGCTTGATTTCAGGGATGCCATACTTGCCAACGCCCGGAAAAATCATTTTCTCGGTGTTTTCCATCGGCAGAATCACGGTTCATCCCTCCAAACCTTACTTTTTCTTGAGCTTTTTTCCTGTTTTCCAGTTGTAACCACGTTTTTCCAGCGCACGGCGTGCTGCCTGTGTGGAAGGATTGTCAGGATGCCCTTTCGCTTTGCCCATCAAAACTTCAACACGGCTCTTTTCTCTGATTGTGCCAGACGCAACGCCCGCTTTGTATTCTGCAATAGCAGACTCTCGCCTTGCGGAATACTGTGCAGCGGCCTCGTGGGCTTCCCTTTGCATTTTTTCCGTTTGGCGGCGTGTCAGGCCGTGAGGAATACGCATCTTATCGTCCATGTAATCGCTGATGGGCGAACTTAAGCCACGTTTTGCGAGAAATTCATCAAGCGTAGTCTTCTCACTGCTCGCCCTTGTAGAACTTCCTGAGCCTCGTTTACTCATTTTGGGAACTCTCCTTTCTCCGTTTTCTCTCTTCTGCCCGCCACATTTGCTCGGCTTCTGTGCCGCCCTTGGCCTTATACCACTCGGTGTAGTCCGTGACGGGGGCGGTCTCTTTGGTCACATTGTCCCGCTGCATGGCGTTCTGCCGGGAGTACTTGCCCAGCGCAGAGGACAACACGCAGCGACAGTGGTATACCATCTCCGGCGCTGCGTTGGGGTCGCCGGGGCGCTGAATCTCGTATCCCATGACCTTGAACGGCTCGTCAAGCTCTGCCGTCTGCTGGTCAAGCAGGCGGTGCATCTCGCGGGTGCGGTAGTCGTGGGTAGAGTTCCAGCGCTTTTTGACCTCGATGCCCAAAGCCTGGGCGTTGCGCATCTGCTGCAAAGCCCCGGCGTTCTGGGCGCTGGTAAGGGCTGTGATGGCGTTGTTCATGGCCCAGTGTATCTCCGTGTCTGCCATGCCGTTGACAGCCTGCACGGCAATGTCGTGGACGCTCTTGCCCTGCACGATGCCCTGCATGACGTAGCGATTGAACACCCGGGCGTCATAGGTGCGGTTGCTCTCGCTCTTGATGCGCTTGTTGGGCACCATGCGGGGGTTCTCTTTCAGCAGCAGCTTGACCGCTTCGGTGTTGTACAGGGTCAGCCCGAACGTCACTCCTGCGGCCTGTTCCAGCTCGTAAAACGTCCAGTTTGCGCCAAAGGAAAAGATGTTGTATTGCTCATCCCGGGCCAGCTTGTAGGCCGTCTGCTGGGCTGTGGTGCAGGTCTGCGTGATGCCGTCCAGCTTGGCGTGCATCAAATCGGACTGAAACACCTGATTTTGCAGCCAGATGCGGTAATCGTCCTCGGTGATCTCGCCTGCGTCCAGCTGCGCCCGCTTGCGCTCGTCCAGCGCTTTGTACTTTGCCAGAAACTCAGTGAGCTGCTCCTGCATCTCCCGGCGGGCAGTTCCATACACCCGGAGGATACGGCGGCGCAGGCGGTTCAGCTGACGGGTAGAGATGCGGTCACGGTCAGTTTGTTTCATGGCTGTTCAAATACTCCACAATGGCACGTTCCCGGGCGGACAGCTCCCATTTTGTGGCCGCAGCCCTCTCTGCCGCAGCCCTCTCTGCCGCAGCCCTCTCTGCAGCGAGCCGGTCTGACAGCAGCAGGCCAGAGCCGAAAATTTCTTTTCTGGTTTCGCGCTGGGCATCCAGTGCACTAATCTGCACGCACTCGCCGCGCGACACCTTGAAGTCGATGCCATACTTCGCGTAGCGTTGCATCAGGGCACTGGTCACAACATGGTCGGGGTATGAATATTTCGGCAGTTCCTTTCTTGTCTCCCGCAACTGCCGCTTGACTTCTTCGTTGATCAGCCGGGTCAGCTCCGGCGCGGTCTGCGCCACAATGTCCCCGCCGTAGCTGGTGACGAAAGAGGTTCGCACCACTGCGCCGTTTTCGTACACGATCTGCGCGTCGCAAACAAGGTGATTCATCTGCATAAAAACAGCCCGACCGGAAAAACAGGTCAGGCTTGGCGCAAACAGAAAAAACGGAATGTTGCGATCCAGATAAAACGCGGTGATCTTGGCCAGAATGGAAAACGGCGGGTTATCCAGCACCACAGCACCCTCCGGGTAGTCGAAGCGCTCATAGTCCCTGCCGGGGTAGAACGGCCGCACGATCTTGCCCGGGTCGATGCCGTATTCTTTGCACGCCCAGTCCCTGACAACGGCATAGATGCCGGGCGGGGTATAGCAGTCGTCCGTGGTTTTCTTCGGCTTGAACTTCTCCACGAACTCTTCGTAAGACTCACCTGCTGCCATCGTCTTCGTCCTCCTCGTCCACGGTCTCCCGTGTTGCGCTCTCAGCCATCATCGCGGCCTTGGCCTGCTCCTTTTGTTCCGGGGTCAGGTTTGGCAGCAGGTCAATGGCCACGTCCTGCCCGATGATGGGTGCCTCAGAAATCACCGTTGCGACCTGCTCAGCCGTGTTGGTGATCTTGCTGCGGCTGAATGTCGGCATAGCGTTGTCAAAGCCAGCCAGTGCGCAGATCTGCCGGATGAACGGCTTGACCTGCGCCTCGAAGTCGTCCGCGTTCTGGTTCAGCGGTTCATAGGCTGCATCCAGATGGTCGTTAGTACTGTTCGCGCTGACACAGTGCACATCCAGACCGCCGAAGTCCTCATAAACCCGGGTGTGGAGCAGCTCCAGCAGAGCCTGCCGGGCCGTCACGGGAATCTCGGTGGTGTAGGGGGTGATCTTTCCGCCCTCGCTGGTGTCTGCGCCTGCAATGTGGTACAGATTCAGCTTGACGAGGAACTCCTGCAGCTCGTCATCGGTCATACCGTTGAAGTTCTCGCACAGCCAGTAGATCTGCGAAAAGTCCTGCAGGTCATTGCAGAAGCCGGACATCACCAGATCGGTGTTGTCAATGTAGGCTTTCAGCCCCACAAGGGTGCTCTGGTGCAGGTCGGAGCCCCACAGCGGCACAATGGGAAGAGCGCTGTAGTTTTCGCCCTCCACGCTTTCCAGCCCGCCGCCGGGTGTGGTGACGGTCACGCTCTTGTATGCCTGCTTCGACACGGTCTCCTTCATCACATTGCCGATTTTGCTTTCCGTGTACTCAGTGAAGCCGTCCAGCTCGTACAGGATATAGTGCATATCCGTGTCAGGATTCAGCCGCCAGAAGCGCACACCTGCTTGCAAAAGGCCTGTCTTTTCATCGTACAGGGGAGCGAACTCTGTCAGCTTGAAAACCACCAAATGGTCGCTGTTCCAGAATCCGAAGCTCTCACCGTGGATCAGGGCGAAATATCCGGCCTTCTGGATCTGCTCGTCAAAGTTCTGCCCCAGCCTGTCCTTGTCCACGCCATCGTCCGCAAAGACTACGCCGTTGCCGAGGGAGTAGGTCGCCCGCTGCTTGTTGAGCCGCCGGAAAAGATTGCTCTTGACCATATCGGGGTGTAGGATGTCTTGCCTGGTGTTTTTGGATAGGCGTTTCAGCATCAAAGCGTAAGCCTGTGCGAAGCGTTCAGCCCCCGGGTTTTTCTGGGCATCGTACAGGTCAGCGTCCAGAGCCATCTTGTAGGGCTTGGAAGCGCAGTGCTGCTGCACGAAGCGCCGGATGAAATCAGGCTGCTCCCCGGCGGCTTGCGCCTGCTGGAAAGTCTGGAATGTGTATACAGTGCTCAAAATCAATCCCTCAGTTTCACAAGGCGCTTTGTGCGCACGAAATAGCGGATAGCGTCCATGCAGTGGTCGTTGACCTTCAGCACGGTGTCGTCTTTATCTGGATCCCAAGCGTACACGCCGAACTCTTCCAGCGTGCGCTTGCAGTCTTTGTAGATTTTCAGCCGGCCGGTCTGCAGCATGGTCTGCACGTCCAGAATGCCGCTCAGAACGTCGTTGTTTGCGGGGGTCTGGGTAAAGCCATTCTTGCGCAGTTCCGTAATCAGGGGCAGGGCAGAGGGGTCCACAATGATCCTTTCCGGCTTGAGACCGTTCAGCCATGTCTTGAGGTCTGTGACGTACTCGCCCACCGTCTTTTGCCGCTTCTGTTCGCGGCCGCTGTAGTAGTACTCCCGGGTGACGATCCAGCAGTCTGCATCTGCCTGCTTCTGGAACAGCAGAAAGGTCGTTGCATTCTGGGTGCCGAAGTCGCACCCCACATAGGCGCTCTTTGGAGACAGCGCCGGAAGCACATCAACAACGTGCTTCTTGCGGTCGAACATGTCATAAACAAGACCTTCGGCCACGGTCCACAGGCCCAGAATGTAGCGCTGATAGAAAACGCCGCTGTACTGGCTGCGGTATCTGGCCTTGATGTCCTCGGAAAGCGAAAGGTTGTCGTCCATCGTGAAATGGAGATACATCATCTTGCGGGAACGGCACTTGCGCACCCACTCCAGATAAAACCAGTGCTGCGGGCTGGCAGGGTTGCAGTTGAACCAGAACTTTGACCCGGTGACAGAGCATCGGGCCGTGGCCTGGTTGACGAAGCTCTGCGGCATCAGAGCCACCTCGTCGAAGAACGCCCCGGCAAGGGTGATGCCCTGGATCAGGTCTTGGCTACTCTCATCCTTGCCGCCGAAGAAGTAAACCTCGTTGGTTCTGCCGCCCTTGCTGACGGTCATGCAGTTTTCCGCCCTGTGCTCCTTGACGTTGTAACCACGGGCTGCAAGCTGCTGCTTGAGCGTTCCCAGCACGTTGCGTCGGAAGCTGGCAATGGTCTTTCCGCACATGGCAAACTGCTGGCCGCTGTAGCAGGTCATGGCCCACTGGACGAACGAAAAGCTCATGGCAAAGGTCTTACCCGAGCGGATAGCACCATCGGCAATGATGCCGTTGTAGCCGCTGTATGCGCTCTGCGGTGTCCACCAGCTCAAGACCTGCTTTTGCCGCTGGCTGAGGGCTTTCCAACGAAAACCGTTACTTTTCCGCATGGTCGTCCTCTTCTTCCGGCAGCATCTCCACGTCATCCGGCGGGCTGAGGTCTGCGGCGGCATTCAATGCCTTTATCAAACCATCATCGTGACGCTCTTCCTGCTCTGCTTCTTTCGGCTTATCGCTCCAACCAAAATTAACTTGCAGGCTGAATCTTGCGCCGCCGTTTCCGTCACGATCATAGAGCCGTTCTTCGGCGTATCTCTCGCATCGAAGCTTCGCGCGCGTTATCGTGTCAGAAAACTCAGCTTTTCCTTGATAGTCAATCAAAGATTGCCGAGACTTAAATCCCAACGCCAAAGCTAGACCGGTGACCGTTTCTGGACGTTCATCGATTTTTATCACGTTTCCGTATTTGTCCAAAACAGGCTTTCCGGTTTCGTCTTCTAGGACGCTTCCTTCGCAGCTTTTGAAGAACTCTTCGATTTTTTTCTCAAGTTCTTCTTTGCTCTCAAAGACGGGCGGTCTGCCTATCCTTTTGTTTTTGCTGTAGGCCACCGCCACCACCTCTCTAAACTCATGCAAAAGAAAAACCGCCCGGAAATCCGAACGGTCAAAATATCAAAATAAGCAGCACCCGTGCATTCAGTTCGTTGGACATGCGTCAAACGGTGGGCGCTGCTGCATCCGGAACTTTCGCGGCCGGATGCCCCGCTATTGCGCGGCTCCCTCATAGGGCACGCAAGCACTCCCGGCAGGGATCGAACCTGCAACATGCGGTTTTGGAGACCGCTGCTCTACCACTTGAGCTACCGGAGTATAAAAGCCGCCCTTGGAATCGAACCAGCCGTGTCTACACACACGCGCCGCGCTCCAAACTGCGCTCAGGCGGCCATATAAAAACAGCTCCGGTTCGCCGCCGGGGCTGTTGGTTGGCGCACATCCTGTCAGGAAAGCTACACCTTGTCAAGGATTCTAAGGCCTTTTCTTGGCACGGGAGGTTACACGTGCGGCCTTGCGGGTTGTCTAGTCCATGCGCCATACGGTGCGATACGGCGGAATCGAACCGCCTCCTGTCTCTCATGAGCGGCAGGCTGCCTTTGTGTCAGTGTATCGCATAGAAGCAGCCCGCGAAACGTGAAGAGAGAGCAAAGCCCGGTACCTGCAAGCAGAAAAGGAGGAAAATGCCAAGAAGGGACACGTTTCGGAGGCTGCGTGCATCGGTTTGCCTTTTGGCTTTTCCGATGATACAATTTTACACCATGCGATAGTGAAACCGCAATGTAATGACAGTGCAATGTTTTAAAGGCTCAGTTCCTCCATTGCTTTGCGCCGCAAGACATAAACCATGCGCAGAGAGTAATTCATATCTTTTGCGACCCTGTCCCATGTGAGGCAGTCGAGATAGTACTTGTACAGCACCGTGTATGCTTTCTCGTTCTGGATCTGGGCGAGCGCGTTTCTGATCTCGAGAAACAGCCTGTCGCAGACTGCTCTTTGCTCATAAGCGCGGCGCTCCGCTTCCTCCTCGCGTTCCACCGCCCGGGCAAGGCTCTGGCCATCTTTGCTGCCGCCCGGGGCCGCGCTGAGGCTCTGGGTAATGTGCCGGGTTGCCTCCTGTGCTTCGGCCAGACGGTCAGACAGCAAGTAGTATCTTTTCTCTGCTTCGCGGTAGCGGTTCAGCCACGCCTTAACGGTGCGGAAATCGGTTTTGTCCGGCTTCGTCGTGTCGGTGTCAGGTGTCCATGTGGTGGTCATTGTTGCTCCTTTCTTCAAAATCGCAGCAATATTCGGGCGGATTTATGTATCCTTCGTCTTTGTCACTGCTCTGGCAGATATAGTGATATCCGGATTCTGACGCCCCAAATTTTTGCTTTAAGAATACGCACCGGTCGCAAAGGCAAGGTTTGTTTCGGTCGAGCCACCGCTTGAAATATTCAATTGGGTTGCCATCGCTAAGAACAAACCAGATGAAAAGCCCTGCAAGTGTTGCCATGAACAGCGTGCTTGCAGCTTCAAATAGCATATCAAGCATTTTACTCCTCCATTTCTTCAATCTCAATTTCCGCCCTTGGGTTCTTCCGGTCAAGATCCACCCTGCTGCCATCGTGGGCGGCAACAATCTTGCTGTTGTCGTCCTCCAGAACCCGGGCTTTTACCAGAATGTCTGTGGTCGCCTCGATAAGGTTTGCCAGATCGACCCGGCGGGCGGTCTTCATGTAATACACACACCGCACGTTCACACGGGCAGAAATGGGGCTGCGCGGCCTTTTGATTTGCCTCAGGCAGTCCGTCTCATAATCCACGTAGGCCTTGCTAGGGGCCACAAAGCGCCCGCCTGAGCGGCTTCTGAGGATCCGGGTAGAGTTCTTTTTGGTGCGTGGGTCGCCGTAAAGGACGAGCTTCATGGTTTTCAGCAAAATATGTCTCTCCCTTCCTGCATCCGTTGGAAGGTTTCCTCGTAGGAGTAGACCTTTGCCGGGACGAACTGCATTGTGTTTGCATCCGCCAGCATCACAACGTCCTCATGCTTCTCGATCAGCTGGCGAAGCTCTTTCATGTAGGCCACCAGCCCGCAGGCATCCGAATGCGAAACGCCGCGGCCCATCAGCTGCTTGATAAACTGTTTCTGTGTCATACAATCACCCCCATTGTTCTGACATTGCTTTTGCAATGCCGGGAAAAGTTTTTGCTCTGTTCGCTTGTCGGTCTTTACCGCCATGATTGAACCAATTCCCGGCAACCTTTGTGCTTTCGCATTGCTCAAGCGGAATTTCATCGGTTGGTTCAAGCTCCGGCAAACCTTTCAGCCAAAGGCACGTTTTCTTTTTGAACGGATGTCCGAACTGGTACGGCTGAATGGTCTGCGTGTATTTTGGCAAGCAGTAGACGGATGACGGAATCGGATTCTCAACCGCAATCTTCGGAATATCAGCCCACAAGAAGTGCAGAAAGAAATCCTTTGCCATCAGTCCTTTACGCAACCGTTGTTCGTTCAGAACGCCTTTCGGGTAAAGGAATCGTGCGCCAGCGTTCGACAGGTATGTGCAAGGCGGGTGCGCAATGAGCAAGTCCCACTTGCCAATGTCATGCGTTACGCCGTCCATCGTCACGACTTGCCCCCCCTCCAGAGCCTTGAGCGCATCTCCGAGAATATGCCACTCAGGATGCCTGCCGGACGGCTCCTGAATGTCGCATGAGTAGGCTTCGTGTCCTTTTGCCCGGAAAGCCTTGCACACCTCCTGCGATTCCTCGCAGGCAATCAGCACTTTCATCGTTTTCTTCCTCCCATCCATCCTTCTTTGTCGAAATCGTTGCGGCTGATCCGCTCCGCCGCGTGGTTCCCGTTGGTGTAGATGCGCTGTGCTTTCAGCTGGCGCTTGTACTCGGCGTACCGTGGGCAGCTGTCGTGGCAGATCGGGTGCCGGTCAGGGCAGTTTTTGCAAGGTTCAAGTTTTACCATCGGTCTGCACCCCGCTGTCACCATTGAGCATGTAACCAATGCGGGTCAGTATGGTATCCAGCACCTGAACCGTTTGCTCTGCCCTGATTGCGTACGAGTACCCCCAATTTCCGCTCCCGGCCAGCCCGTCTTTCCAGTCGGTCAGGTACTTTTTCATAGATTTCGCGTCAATCACAGGCACTGCCGGTTCGTCTTCCAGTACATCCATCGCGTCCATAATCTGACACGCGCGGCATCTTACGCCGTTGTAATTTTCGCAGCCGCAGCAATATGCCGCTTTGATGTTTGCGATGGCTTTTTCGCGGTCGATAAATTCGCTCATTTTTCAATCTCCCTCAAAAATCCCAGCTGTCAGGAATGCCAAGACGGCATTCTCCATCGCCATCGTTACTGGTCGGCTTATCGAACGGGCAACCTGGGCAACCATTTCCGGTCGCCAAATGGCAGTGGCAAAAGTCCATCAAGTAATGGGCCATTTCCTCCGGACTCATAATTTCACTCATTTTTCAATTTCCTTCCTTGTCGGCTCGCTCGCCCGCAGCCTTGCAGCTTCACGGGGGGCGGTGGTGATATCTGCCTGCGCCTGCTTCAAAAATTCGGCACGGCGGTATGTAAGGTCTGGCATTTCAGCCAGCTCTGCAAGCCCTCCAACGCTCCCGGCATAGGATTTTGCCGCCGGGGGGAGTTGGTCATACAGGGCTTGCAGCTCTTTCTGCCCGTCACTACGCAACAGCCCGCCCTTTTCGTCAATGCCGATCACCATCGGGAACTTTCGCCAGCTCAAAAATGTCTGTGCCTTGCGTGCCGCTACAGCCAGAGCTTCCCATTCAGCGGACGGGTCAAGACACTGGGAAAGCTGCTTGAAGATGTCGGCTACCGTGACCGGATAAACGCATACCCGGTTCGCCGCCAGAAAAGCCCGCTTGACAGTATCGCCGTCATAGTCGCCAAACTGGTACGCCCACACATCGATGGTGGTCTGCATCTCCTCATCGGTCAGTGGCTTAGACCCCAGCTTGTACAGCACAAAATTCATGCGGATCAGCTTTGCCACGTCTTCCCGTGTCATGTCTCAAACCCTCTTTCTCTGTCCATCTTCGCCAGCACCCGTGCAAGCTGGTCGTCTACGGTCTCGGTTGGCTGCTTGCCTCTCGGTCTGGCTTGCCGGCTTTGCTCGTTGGCTTCCACATCCCCCGGTGTGCGCAGGCCGTCCCGTTTCCATCCGGACAATATGCCGTTGATGTAGTTCCACGAGCGCTTTCCGGCTTCTGTGGCCTTGTCAATCGCCAGCAGGATCATCTCTGTGCTGTACTCCTGCCGCCACTTCTGCAGCTTGTCCAGTGCAGAGCGCGGGAAGTCCCCAACAGCCTGCTGATAATGCTGGACGATTTTTGAAAGTTCTACGTCAACGGCGGCGGGGGAGGCGCTATTATATATATCCCCGTTAGGGGATATAACAGTTCCAGTTCCAGTAACAGTTCCAGTTCCAGTAACAGTTCCAGTTCCAGTAACAGTTCCAGTTCCAGTAACAGTTCCAGTTCCAGTAACAGTATCATTATAGTTACCACTTGCTTGCACTTGGTAGCATGTGCTAGCATTTGCTGATTTTGCTTGCATTTGAGCAGCACGGGCTTTTCCGGCTTCCCGGCGCTTTTGCTTGACGTTCTCGTACTTTTCTGCAGCCGAATCCACGCCATTGCACATGAATCGGAAATTTCCGCGCATTCCACGGTCGGAAAATGTTGGTTTTTCGCCTGTTCGGACGTACTTTGCCAAAGCCCGCATTAGCTGTCCTACTTCGGCATCCGTGTACTCTTCCAGCGCGTCGAACCAATCCAGATACGCTACAAACGACTTTTTTTCTTCTTTTGCCACTTGCTCACCTCCTTTGCCCGCCCGTATAGCCGGATAGCACAGCTTGCGAAATCAGAAGGGGAGATCTTCTGCGTCTTCGTTGATGGGGTCATACTCGGTAGATGGAGCCGGTTCTGGCGCGGCAGTGCTGTGCGGTGCGTAATCCGCAAGCGTTTCATCGGGATACATCTGCGCACCCTGCAGATCTGCCGGGTTTGCTGCCGGTTCTGCAGGTTCCGGCGGAGGACCGGGGTGTGCCATCAGGTCGATCATCTGTTGCAGCCAACGGAATGTCACAAGCCCACCGGGCTGAACATCATCCGCGTCCACATCGTAGTAGGTCTTGCCGTTGTACTCCCGCTCTTTCAGCTTCTGGGCAAAAACCGTGACCTGATCGCCTTTCTGCAGCATGCCGTCCCACTGGTCGATGCCGTGCCAGAGGTTCACGCCTACAAAAAAGCTCTGCCATTTTCCGGTCTCGTCCTGTGTGCGGCTGGCTTTCAGGTCGAACTTCAGCACCCGCTTCTGCCCGATGTCCCGGAGTACCGGGTCTTTGGCAATCTCACCGTGCAGCATGATGCCGTTCTTGGTCTGGACGATCATGCATCATCACCGCCAAACGGGTCATCGGCGGGCGGCTCTTCCGCAGGCGCTTCCGGAGCGGGGATCAGCGTGCCTGCCGTCTTGCGGTGGCGGTGGGAGCCTGCGAAAGGATCCAGCACCGGAAGCTCTTCGGGCGGCACCTCGCGGGCGGTGCTTTCAGCGTCCACACGCACCTCGCTCTCATCGTACAAAGCGCCAAAGGTAGACGGGAACGCTTCACGAAGGGCGTGCACCAGCGCTACCTTGCGGATCATGGTGGCCTTTTTGTCGTTCCAAAGAGATTTGCCGGTGTCGTATTCGCTGAGCTTGACTTCCTCGTAGCTGGCACGGGTGCGGTCCTTGCGGTAGACCTTTGCCCAGCCGCCGAGAAGGGTCTCGCCGCTGTCTCCATCATAGACGATAGATCCCTCACGGTTCAGCAGCTGGCCATCTGCGGTCAGGACGATCACGCCAGCTTCAAAACCATCGTAGGCCGGGTGGCGCTCGGCCATCTGCAGATAGCAGTTCTTGCCCAGCACGATGGTGCTGGCGGTGTCGTCGTTTTTGTTATCGTAGTGGATCAGGTAGGCTTCTTTGGTGAAGGGGTTCAGGTGGTACTGCTTGCATGTCTCCAGAAAGATTTTGCATTCAGAATCGGTGGCTTTGGGGCAGATGAAGCTGCGCACGTCTCCAAAACTCACAGTGAAGTGCTGACCGTCAGCACCGGTGATCTCCACAGGAACGGACGGAGACGCGGCCTGCATAGCAGTGCTGCCTGCACGGTTGGCGTTCTGAACGGAACGGTTTGCCAGAGCCTGTGCATTGGAAACGGACGAAGTAGGCGCGGGTGCGCCGGGACGAGTAAGTGCCATAAGTAACTACCTCCAAAATTATTTGATCGAACCATAGCGGAAGCCGCGCTCTGCGGCTCCCTGCTTGAACCATGCAATGTCCTCCCGGGTGAACTCCACCCAGAAGCTGTATTTCTTGCGGACCGGAGCCTCCTGCTGTGCAGGCTCTGCGAATCTCTGAAGCATGCTGAAATCCAATCTGCCATCCGGCGTGATGGCTGCATTGGCCTGCGCCGTTTGAGCCGCTTCTGTGGCGATCTGGCGTTCTTCATCGGTCGGAGGGATAACGACCGGAGCGGTGGCCTGCGCCCGCTCTGCGGCCATTCTCTCGGCCTCTGCGCGGCGCTGGGCGTCCCTGGCATTCTGGCGGCGGCTATGCTCCACAAGGGCAGCGTTCAGATTCAGTTCACGCAGATACTCCGTGGTGCAAGCCTCTGCGTCCTCTCCGCAGGTCTCCCGGATCAGACGCAGCTCCTCCCGCCGGGTCTCCACGCTCTTGCGCAGCTCCCGGCTGGCCTTTGCCAGATCATAGGTCTTGTTGAGCCACTGGGGCACCAGCAGGCGGTCAAATGGGATCATCTCCCGCAGCTCGCCGATGCAGTCCGCATAGACAGCCCACAGGGCGTCGGCCTTGTCCTGCCGTTCGGCTTCCTCCACAGCCTTGACCTGCTGGTCAATGGCACCAGAGACGGCCTTGCACTGGGTCTGCATCTGCTTGGTGCTCTGCAAGAACTCTTCCAGCGGCTTCATGTAAAAGGCCTTTGCGCTGCGGGCAGCGTCCGAGAGCTGCTTGTCCAGCTTGTTCACGGCGGCGCGGTCGGCCTTGGCATCCTTGATGGTCTCCGGGGTGTAGACGCGGCCAGTGTAGGCGGCCAGCATCTCGGTCAGATTCTGCTGCACCTCGGCTTCGTTCCACCGGATCGCGGGCAGCTCCGGGTGCTCCACCCGGACGGTCAATTCTTCTTGCATAAATATTCACCACCTCTGATAAACTCTCTCACCATCGTTGTTATATACGATGTAGGTATTGCGGGGATAACCTTGCGCGTGTTCCTTTTCGGACAGTGCATCCGCCTGTCGGATCAGCTCTCCCACTGTCTGCGCAGAGCGCCTCTCTAAAAGTTTCGGCGGGTTTTCAAGCCCATCATAGATCTGCAAAAGTGCCACTTGTAAAACCTCCTGTTTTGTGTTATTTTTGTGGTGATGGGCGGCGAGACTCATCACCCTTTGGGCTTGTCCGTGTTGGCGCACGGGCAGGCTCTTCTTTTTTTGCGGCGTATCGGCGGCAGACTGTCCACCTCATCACGTCGAATACGCTCTTTCTCAAAAATGTACTTGCGAGCCCGACGCCTGCCGTTGCGGCTGTGGCTGCTCGCAGACGCAAAGCTGTTTGCACTTTTGTAACCCAGCCGCCTTGCGCACATCTCAGACGTACCGCTGGCGATCAGGTCTCCGGTCTTGGCATCATACACGGTGTACCACATGACATGGAGGACAGTGTCAGGCATACGTGATCTCCCAGATTCCTCTTGCAGCATCCCCCGCACATTGTCCATTTCTTCGGCGCACATCTCCCAGACGTTTGCCCGTGCAGAGTATCCTGCCCGGACAACAATGTCATCCGAGGCTTCGGCTTCTCGCTTGCAGCGTTCGGCAAGCCGCGTGTAGGATTTGACTTTGCCCTCAACGTACTCTTTGGCCGTCATCATGCCCCACGCTCCTGATTCTCCGGATACTCCGGGTTGCGGGCGTGGGTGCGGTTGATCTTGCCGTACTTGCGCCGATTTGCGGCTCTCTCCCCGTCCTCTGCGGCAAAGCCCAGACGAGCCAGCAGAACAGCGGCTAAAATCAGCACCAGCGACACCGCAAACAGCGTGCCGGAGATGTATCCTGTGGTCTGCGCGGTGCCCTCTGCACCCATAGCTGTGCCCATTCCAACGCCGCCAAAAACGACGGCCATCCAGTAGTAAGTAGTAGATTTGAGTTTCATTCTTTCGGGTCCTCCTTTGTGTAAACTTTTTCGAGCTTGTAAAAGTCCTTCACCCACGCCATAAATCCGGCGCGTGAGATCAGCGGGGCGGCGCTCTTGGTGTCAATAGACGGCACCGCCCATGCCGGGAAGCTGCCGGCCTGAATCATACCGGTAAAGATCGGCTCGCTCACCGAAATGTTATTGTCACGCATGATCTGGCAGCACTCTGCAATTCCCATGCTCGGCTTCACTGCCGCACCCCTCCTTTTTTCCTCTCAGCTGCCGCTTCATCTGGATGTGCTCCAACCGTTCCGGCTGTCTTACATCCCAGCGCTTTTCAAGCCAGCGCTTGTTGTAGTGCTTCTTCACGGCTTGACCTCCACAAACTCGCCATTTTTGAGGGTATAGTAAACGTTTTCTTTGATGGCAGAACCGTCTACGCGGGCCATTTTGGCACAGATCATGTGGCCGTCATCGTCATACTCTGTCAACACGAGATAGCAGCCCAGTGCGCCGCACGCCTTACCGCGAGCACCGTTTACAACGGCAATGCTATCTTTTCCGTCTGCTTTTGCTCTGCAATAAGCCCCAGTGGCTGCCGCCGTGCTGTAACTGCCGCTGGAACCCGCCGTGCTGTAATTGCCGCTGGAACCCGCCGTGCTGGAATAGCCGCTGGAACCCGCCGTGCTGTAATTGCCGCTGGAACCCGCCGTGCTGCAATTGCCGCTGGAACCCGCCGTGCTGTAACTGCCGCTGGAACCCGCCGTGCTGTAATTGCCGCTGGAACCCGCCGTGCTGGAA